CCAGCGTGTTCATGCCAGTTTTAAGCATGAACTCCTCAAATGCCTGTGCAGCTTCTTTGCGCGTCTTGTACCGCTTCTTGTCGCCCAGGTCTACGTCTATAAACAACGACTTTAAGACACGCGCATTGTCTGCGGTTCTGTTGTCCTTTGTTTTGTATGCAGCTAGGCCAAAATAACTGTGCAGTCCTTTCTGCACAAATACATTTGCTGCGCTAGGGATTTCCCTAATATCAGATAAAAAGACGTGCTCTCTTCTTGGTGTGTCGAATTCTGCAACACAATAAAAACCGGAAGACGGGAGCACTGCCGCTAGAAAATCAAGCGGTTGCATGAGTACCCCCTGTTGTTATTGTGCTGTTGATGCCAGCTTATCTAAGGCAGCTTCGTATCGTTTTAAAAGCTCCTCCTGATAACTTTTATGTAATTCATCAGTGGCTAGTATTTGCCAGCAAAAACGCGCAAATTCTTCGTCGGTTAACTGCGAAGGTTGAATGTATTGCATAGTGTTCTCCAAGCGTCTTCTGTCTGACTGGTTTTTTTAAGCACCTCCAAGATCGCGTTGACTTTCTCTTTATACGCCGGAGTCACTTCTGTAGATCCTGTAAACCAGTTGTAGACAGTTTGTCGTGTTGCGCCAGTTAGCATGGCGATGCGTTGCATTGATATGTCTCGTAAAACCGCCCAACGCCCAAGCTGAGTACCTAGGGTACGTGGGCTGTTGTTTACGGTGCTTTTAATTTTTTCAGAGTAGGGCATAGGTAGAGGCGGGGGTACTAACACAAAGCGCTTGAGCCGACGCCGTGCGTTCCCCCAAGTTGATTAGTCGTCGGTATCCCAGTCTGCCACAACTGACGCCAGATTGTTTTTCTTTGGCGCTGGGGGGGATGATACTTCTTTCCTAACCTCCGGCTCTTCTACCTCTTGCGCCGGTTCCTCTTTAGGCTTAGTGGTTTTCTTAGCCGAAGGGGGAGCGCCTTCCAGAACCACGGGCTTGGCCTCCACCTTATCGACCTGCGCCACGGTCATGGTCACAGCACGCTTAGCGTCCTCAGACTGACCCTTCTCCACGGCAGTGGCATGCTCACTATCGGTAAGCCAACGCACGGGCCTAAAGAACAGCTTGGGCGACTCTTTGTTGGTGTCGAACTTCATGCGGGTGACAACCATCTCCGGGCTGATGGACTGCGCAGCCAACCAACGAGCGTATGCCTGCAGGGGATAGTTGTCGCCTTCTGCCTTACCGAAGATCGACGTGGCGGGTAGCTGAAGCTGCAACACATCTCCCTCTATGTCGTTAGCGAGAACTACTGCCAGCCGTTGGTTAAACCGACATGCCCGTGACTCACCCGCACCGGAACCCTTGATGTTCTGTGGGCAGGTTGCGCAGCTTGGCGACTGTGGTGCGTTGGCCTTGGCGTCTGGCTTCTCGCCATCTGCTGACCAGCAGTCAGGAGGAGCGGGGTTCTCAGGATCCCATGCGCCAGCATAAAAGGTACGGCTGATCTTCTCAGCGGCGTTGACGATCACGATGTCCAAGTACCGCTCTTCGATGGCGGCGATCTGCTTGCCATCATGCACTAAGCGGAACACACCGCCCTTGATTGAAATGCGCTTGCCGCTCTGGACACCACCACCTGCAAGGGCTTTGGCTACAGCAGACAGCTCACGGTTTTTTGCAAATGCAGGCAGATTGCCTGTCTGAAACAAAGTCACATCTGACATTTACTTCTCCTTTACTTCGTAGGTTTGCGGACAGTTACGGTAAATTCGCTGTCCGAGTTAAGGCCCGGTGGAACAAGTCCGGGGTTTTCTTCAAGGAACTGCGCCATGTTTGACTGAGCTATGCGCTTTTCAAACAGGTCAAGCACCTCATGTTCTAAGACAAACTTCTTAAATGAATCCCAATCACTTGTGGTGTACCGCGTCTTTTGCCCCAATATGATTGTGCCTTCATCAGTGCGCACGCTCTTTAGCCCCGCCGCCATCATGTGGTCTTTAATGGCGTTGCTGACTTCCTGTTGCTGAGCCTTGAGCGTTTCAACTTCTGTTTCGTACGCTGTGGTCAGCTCTTGGACCTTCGTGCGGATCTTGCGGTAAATCTTTGCCAACTTGTCTAACGGTATTTGGTCTTCCATGTAACGCTCCTTTTAGTGTTTTGAGTATTTTGTCAAACATTTTACTTCATGTCAAGCACTTCTTCGTACAACTTCACCAGCATGTTGTTGTCCTCCACTCGTTCGGCTAAGCGCTTAAACATCTTGCGCTCAATGTCACTGCCCTGGATGTGGACGACTGTGACCTTATCGCTTGTCTGGCCTTTGCGATCAGATCGTGCGCAGCACTGAATGTATGTTTCGGTGGACATCACTGGCCCCCAGAACACAACAGTGTCGGCTGCGGTCAGCGTGACGCCATGCGCCGCTGCCTGTGGTTGGATTACCAAGACGCGAGGGTCTTGTTCTTCTTGAAAATGTTTAAAAATTTTTGTGCGCTTTGCAGGCGACACATCGCCATGAATAGTGCTTACAGAGGTTTTGTTGATAGTAAGATAGTTTGTAATGGTGTCTATGCTGTGGCGATATGGGGCGAACACTAAGACTTTGCGCTGTGTTTCTTCCAACACCTCCATGAGGACAGCTAGTCTTGGGGCACAGTCAAACTCCACAACTTCTGCGTTATCTGTATAGGCTGCTCCAGCGCTAATTTGTAAGAGCTTATTAACTTCTGCGGCGGCGTTAATCGCCGTGATTGTTTCACCAGCCGCCTTGACAAGCATCTGCTCCTTGAGGATGTTGTAGTACTTTTTCTGCTGGGGGGTGAGAGGGACATCGCGTGTCTCCGTTATTACTGGTGGAAGATCAAGGCACTGTGCCTTCGTATAGCGTATTGCAGGCTGCAGCACCGTGTGGATCTTTTCTTGTGCTGAAGGTTTAGGCGCCCACTTAAACATCGTCAGCTTCTGCATCGTCGCATCTCGCCATGCTGTAAAGAACTTAGGCACAGCATTGGGGTTGACCAGTTTAGCCAAGCCATACGCATCAAGGGGCGACTGTGACGCAGGGGTACCGGTCATCATCCACAGGTAAGTGTCGGGCTTCAAAATCTTGTTAAGCGACTTCCAACGTTTTGTTTGCACGTTCTTGTAGGCATTGGCCTCGTCAGCTACAACAAGATCAAACCGTCCATCGTTGTTTATCTCATCTGCGATGAGGTTCAGTCCGTCATAGTTCGTGATGACAAACTCGTAATCACCTTGCACCATCTCGATACGACGTGATGCTTGCTGGTGGTGAGCCACAATGGCGCTGCGGTGAATGATGCTGTTGCCCAAGTCGTTTATCCAAGCTGACTGCATAATCGACACAGGGCAGAGCACCAGACACCGACGCACCTGCTTAGTTCGCATGAGATAGTCAGCCGCCCAGAGCGCCGACAGCGTCTTGCCTGTGCCGGGTTCAGAGAAAACAAACGCTCGTCTGTGCAAGGTCAAAAACGCAGCCGTCTCCATCTGATGCTTCATCGGCTTAAACCTGCCCGGCCAGTCGTAGCGTGCAGTGATGGGGGAGGGTACGTTTCTCACACCCAGGTTGCGCAGCACACGCGCTTCGTCTAACCCCCATCGCACAGCGATCTCATACACGCCGTCCTGCTCACCAACTACTGCAAACTTGGGAATAACTTTGTACTTGTCTGGATTGCGCGTTCGTAACAGCAACGCTTTGTTTTCAACGATTTGCATGGTTCTCTCTCAATTTATAAACTTCTCTTATGCCTGCTTTGTCTTGCACAAGGTGGTAATCCAAAAGACTCTGACGCATAAGCGTGTTAATCATTTTTTTCCACGTCTCGTCCTCCACGTCTGTGGAATCTACCCACGAATAACCAAACCGTAAGTACCAAACATCCGCAAGCTGCTGCGGATTTAGCTTTTTCATCGACCGTTTTCTCCTCGGTTCGCTTTCACGCTACGGATGCGCAGATTGCTTTTAGCTGACGAGCCGCCTGAGCGCAGTGGTTTCTTGTGGTCAATGTCTTTGCCCTCACGAGCATCGGCCTTGCCATTGTTGTTTTTATCAACGCCTGTCTTATCGACTAAGCGTTGAGCTTTAACCCGCTCAGCCCTTTGCTTAATCTGCTCAGGCTTGCCGTGGTATTTCGCATATTCTCTTTTGTAGTCTCTTGACATGATTGGCTCCTAATGTTTGGGGTGAAGTTCACAACTTTTTACTGGGCACCATCCGCACAGTGCGCTTTGTGTGGGGTTCCACACATTGTTCTCAAACGCTACGGATAGTTTTGCCACCCGTTGTCTGTACTGCCACCACGCTGGCTCAATGTCTTCCACCGACATCTTGTGTTTGACCATGCTCTCCTTCACCACAAACAACAAGGCCGAATTGACCTGTCGAATGTGGGGAAAGTGCGCAAAAGTCATCAGCGACATCAACACAAGCTGATCGGTATCGGGGTACTTGTTGTTGCCAGTTTTATAGTCAACGATCCATGCGGTGAGGTTTTCGTCGTCTACGATTAACAAGTCAGCAATACCACGCACCCATACGGAGTCGTCTTTGAAACCGCACGGCTTAAGGTCAACGGTCAGGCCCATCTCGTGCTCAGGGTACTTGCGCCCAGGCTTTTGAAGTAGCGCGTCAAGGGTTGGCTTTACAAACTCAAACTGCGGTGGGATGGGGGTGCCATCCTGCACATAGTTCTCTGCTGCTGTGTGTAACTCCTTACCGTAACGAATCTGCTCCGTGTCTGGGAACGGGTGCTTCTTTAGAACCTTTACCTCGTGATAGCGTCTGGCACAGCCTTCAAAATCTTTCAGACTGCTGTGTGACCATGTGACCTTGTGCGTTGTCATTAGAACTCCGCTTTGGTTATGACCTTGGTTAGCCGGTTTGCGAACGCTGTGACAAACCTCTCATCAGCTTCAAGTTTGTTGTTCATGTCCTTCAGGATGGCGTGGGTAACTTCGTGCCAGAAGGTGTCTGTAATTTCTTCTTGCTTGAACCGCCTGTTGTCGTATGAGCTGCGTGTGCCGATCTTGATCATCTTACCGTTATAAAACACGCCACCCATAGCTCCCTTCTGGGGCATACGCCCACACATAACAACGTCGTATTTGGTTTTACCAACTGTAATTTTTTTAGGCATTTTCATTTTGCTTCTCCATATCGTTTTGCAGAGCCTACCTCCGCTGCCAGTGGAATACCCGGCATGTACTTCGGCTCCATAGTCATCTGCGCTAAAACCCAAGTTTTAGCGTTCGCTTCTTCTGCCTCAGGTACAAGGCAGACTACTTCATCATGGACAGTTAACACACACGGATACTCTTTTTGTATCCGCAGCATGCCGTCTGTCATCACACACCTAGCCACTGCCTGAACAATGTTTTCAGTCAGCGCCCCCCCGTACACCTTTTTTTCATTTGGCCCGTAGACCCACTGCAGCCGACCTTTTGGATCAGCATTTCCTTTCAGGGAAGGATACTTCAAAGTCATACCGTTTGGCAAGAAGATTTTTTCTTTTTCAAACTGCAGGCACTTGTGATGGTAAACCCTACCCTCAAACAGCCCACGCTGAATAAGCTCCTGGCACAACTGCCAGAACTGCGTGACCGGCTGCGCTGCTTCACGGTACTTATCAATGATCTTCTTGGCAGACACCGCATGAATCAGTAGTTCATCTTCAGTGCAAGTGTGTGGTATATCCCATAAGCGCTTAGCGTTCTCATCCCATTCTAAGAAGCTGCCTATGTAGTCAGACGTTACGCCTAACTGCTTAGCAAAAGCCCTGTCGTACCGTGTGGATGGTGCGCCTAGGAACCCCGTCAACAACTGCGCAGCAAACGATGCCCACCCCAAACCATAACCTGCCCCCAACAAAGCAGACTTAGCAGACTGGCGAAGGTCAGGGTGTAATTCTTTGCTTAACCCTGGTATGCCGAACATCTGCGCACCAAACATAGCGTACGCATCCTGCCCTGATCTAAAGATGTTAAGGAGATCTTCGTAATCAGCCAGCCACGCCAATACACGCGGTTCGATCTGCGACAAGTCACACACCACTAAGGTATACCCCTCAGGGGCCATGATCGACTTACGAAGGAACGACCCACGTTTTAAGTTCTGCAGATTAAGTCCAGATCCCTTACTTGCAGACCAGCGCCCTGTATGTGCGCCGTAATAGTTAAGGGGCACCGGAAGAACACCGCGTTGTGCAATATCCAAGAATCGTTGCGCTCTAGTGCGCTCCAATGTTGATTTAACGGCCAGCCGCGCTTCACATAAGAGAGCAACATCTTCATTGTCGGCGTTGAGCAACGCCTGAAAGAGTGCATCGTTTTTAGCAAGCGCAAGCGCCTTTTCACCGGTGGTCTTGCTGATTTTAATCGGCGGCTCCACGCCAAGGCTGCGTAACAACTCGCCAAACTGCGGGTTGCTTGCAAGGATAGTTTCTTCGACACCAAGACGTTGAAGAAGTGTTTCTCTCTTTTCTCTTTCTTCGTTAATCGCTTCACTGAGCATCTCCTTATCTAGTTGTAGCACAGGGTTAGTGAACATCTTCAGCGTCAAGTCTATAAGTCGTAACTCTTTGGCAGGGTAGCCCTGCACCAGACGCTTAAAAACCTCCTCACACAGGAACGTATCGTGCGCACAGTAGTCAGCCAGTTCTTTTTCTATCTCATGGGTAAGCTCGTCTAGCCCGTCTGTGCTGTACACAGCTTTGCCTTTGGGCGGCAGGCCAAACTCTTCTGCAAGTTTTGCCAAGCTGTTGCCCACCTCCACCCCACGCAAGGCACGCGCCATGGACAGCGAGTCGAATATGAACGCAGGCTTGCAACCATAGACCCACGACAGTATGGCGACATCGAACTGTGCGTTGTGCGCCAGCACCGCTGTCTCTGACCAGTCTATCGCAGCAAACGCTGCGGGTAGTTCAGCATGGCTGTGCCACGTGGTGTTGTCCTCTCCGTAGTCTTTTATGCAGGCACCAAACGCTTTGAAGTTCTCGTGTCGTATGTACTGCTCAGTAGTAAGTTTAGATAGTGTGTAGTCTTTACTCGACCAGCGTGTTTCAAAGTCAATTACCACTATGCGCTTGTATGGCGGCTTTGACATGTTTGATGTTCTCCTCGTTAATTATGATTGCAACGCCACCAGCTTTACGAATTTTTTCTAACTCGCGGTCTTGTAACGCAGTCGTTGTATTACTGCCTGCCTTGCACTCTATGGCAAAGAAATACCCCTTGTAACAGCCGATGATGTCTGGCACCCCAGCCCTACCAAACCCCCCCATGAGGGGGAGAAAATGGTAGGCGCCAAGCTCATCAAGAACTAACTTCACCTCCTTTTTAACCTTGGCTTCTGGGGTCATAGCGGGGCTTTCTCAAACTCACTGAATGTTAGGGTTGTTTTTTGTGATCTCTTCGCCAGCTCGTACGGATTCACTAGCGTAAAGGGCCATGTAGGATACGGATGCGATGCTTTCCAATGCGGATCGTAGTATGGCGACTTCTCTAGTTCGGAAAGCAAGATCGGTTTGTAGCGCTTTGATTTGGGCATGTAGTTGCTCCTGTTCTTCGGCGTTCATCGTGGCAAGCTCTCTGCCCACACAAGTATGGCGCTGGATGCACGCACAATGTTCTTACTGATGTTGGCGATCTCAAGAACTTCTCGTTCGCTTAACCTTGCGTTTGCGCACAGTTCTTGTAGCCTTTCTGATGACTGCTTCAGGACTATTACTGACTGTGCTGGATCCCTGATCTCTGTTGCTTGCATCCAATACCTCCATTAGTTTTTCAAGATAATGTTTGCCCTTACCAATCTCGGTAAAAGCTTCGTCTTTGTTGCCCATGCGCATCACGTACTTCAGTGCGCCACCACGATAGTAGCCGATACGTTGTTCAACGGGCCACGTATCCACCACATCCCATGGTTCTATGCCCATAAGTTTGTAATGCGAACCACCAATCTGTTTATCTTTTGCTGCCATATATCACCTCAAAGGTTGTTTGTTAGCCCACATGTTTACGCAGGTCTGCTCCAAGTCCATAGAAGGCGGGTTTGTTTTTAATGCATCTTTCAGACCCATGTTGTATGCCTCGATCACGGTCTTGGGCAGTATCTCCATAGGCGGATCGTTAGATTTCATTTTGCTGATGCCGATTGCGATCAGACTTGTTAGCACTACCCCAACCAAGACACCCAGGCCCCACTGTTTGTTGCTTTCGTTCATTACATTCTCCTTTCTA